ACAATCTTTGTTGATGGCACACAGTACGACATTACTACTACATCTGGTTCAACAGGTGGAACAGCAGTATCTGCTGTAGCCGAAGGTGCAGCAGCAGTTCTATCTGGTGCTTTAACTGACAATGTTGACCTTATACCTTATGTTGGTATAGAAGCTGGTGCAGCAGCAGCCGAAGCAATTGATGTGCATTGGCAGGCTATTAACAGAACTATATTTGAATAAGGAGTAAATTATGGCAACTAGACTAACAGGCTCAGATGTCACAGCAGTCTTTATAACTGCCGATGCTCAAGCCTTAGACGCTGATGGAATATCAGAAGCAGCAGCCGTAGGAAATAATGCTGCCCTCACTATAGAGGGCGCATTAGCTTCTGGCGGTTCTGTCACTAATGTTGGTGGAAGAATTGTTACAATTCTTTCTGCTGGAAATGATGCAGCTAAATCATTTACCGTAGTTGGTACAGACGTTAGCGGTGCAGCATTAACAGAATCAATTACAGGTGCAAATGCTGGTACAGCAACTGGATCTTCATATTTCAGAACAATAACGTCAATAACAGCCGTTGGTAATCCAGCGGGCAATGTTTCTGCTGGTATTAATACGGCAGTTGCTGATGTAATTTTTGCTGGCAGGTCAAGACTGCAAGGCATTAATGTTGTTTGTTCTGCTACGGCTGGTAATTTAGATTTTTTAAACACTTCTACTTCAGGTAGCAGTTTATTCAAATTAGGATGCGTGGCTTCTGCTACTGTAACTAGAGACATTACTATTCCTGATAATGGATTGTTATTTAAAGACGGAGTGTTTATTAATTACACTACAGCAACCTTTACATCTTTGACTGCATTTCATGCTTAAAGATGGCAGATTGGCAAGGCAAAACAGTAACCCTTAACAAACCTAGACCTATTCCTAAAGGCAATGGGGGTTTTGGTAAAAAACGTAAAGAAGTTTACGTTAAATGTCCTAGTAGCGATGGCGGAAAAGTTAAGAGAATAACTTTTGGCGATAAAAAAATGGGTATGCACAAAGGTACTGCTTCTAGAAAGAAAAGTTATTGTGCCAGGAGTGGTGGAATAAAAAGCGATAGGTGTAGTGCAAATTATTGGGCGCGTAAAGACTGGGACTGCTAATGGCTGAAAAAAAAACCAAAAAAGACGCTTGTTATAAAAAAGTAAAAGCAAATTCTAAAGTCTGGCCTTCTGCTTACGCAAGTGGCAGATTGGTACAATGTAGAAAAGTTGGTGCAGCTAACTATGGAAACAGCAAAAAAAGACAAAAAAAATCAATAGGTGGATTAGTCAGCATACGTGGACAAGGTGCTGTAATGTCTAACAGACTAAGATAATGGCTAAAAAAGAAACACTTAGAGATTGGTTTTCTAAGAATGACGGCAAAGGTTGGATTGATTGTAAAACAGGCAAGCCTTGTGGACGTCAAAAAGGTGAAAAAAGAAAAGGTTATCCTGCTTGTAGACCTACAAAAGCACAATGTACGTCAGCAGCTAAAAAGAAAACAGGACCAAAAGCAATCAGTTGGAAAGACGGTAGAGTAAAAAAATCTACTGGCGGTTCTGCAAACAGTCCAACAAAACAATTTATTGCAAGAGGTTGTGGTAAAGTAATGAACAATCGACGTAAATTAACTAAAGTTTATTAGGAGTAAAAATGTATAAGAAAACAAAAGGCTACAGTAGTGGCGGAAAAGTAAAATCCAAAGGTATGAAAAACGGCGGAGCAATGAAATCCAAAGGTATGAAAAACGGCGGAGCAATGAAATCCAAAGGTATGAAAAACGGCGGAGCAATGAAATCCAAAGGTATGAAATTAGGAGGTCTTGCAAAAGGAATATTAAGAACTGCTTATAAAGCTAAAACCGCTCCTTTGCAAGTAGCATCTAGAGTAGTGGGAGCAGCAGCACCTGCAAGCAGATTAGCTAAAGGACTAAATAGAGCAGCCAATCCTAGGATATTAAAAAAATCTGGAGGAAGGATAAAATCTAAAGGATATTCAAAGGGCGGAAAAGGTAAGACTTAAAGGTGGCTTACTTACAAAGCAATATCCCACATTTTAAATGTTGGGTTAGAAAAGAGTACACACACAATCACGAAAAATACCATGGAGAATTCCTACACGCTATGGTAGTAGCTGTAACAACGATGCCTTGTCGTTGTTTAAGTTTTCAAGTTATATTTACTGGTATAGAAGCAGAAGGTGAAGAAGAAGATACCGTACACGGTGGAGCTATGTGGGCAAGAATGCCAATTACTGCTCTAGTAGGAGATACACCTTTTGAACAGTGGCCAGAACCAATGGCTGTTCACGATGCCCAACCTTGGGATTGTTCTTCTCATAATCATGCAGTTTACGTTATAGACAGAGCCACTCCTTGTCCCTGGATGGCAAAAATTGATGGTAAATTTTACCCAGCTAAGTATATGTTTACAGTGGATTACGCGGAAAATGAAATAGCCGATGACCCAGCTCAACACAAACAAAGTCACGTATTAGAATTGTTAGATGCAGGCGAATGGACTGGTAATATTGTAGCCTTACCAAATAACAGAGTTAGAGTTACACATCCTGCCTGGTTTGAAACAGGAGAAGGCGCTCCAGATTTTAAACCATCTGCCCATATACACTATTCTAAATCTGATTTAGACTATACTCTTGATGTAAACAAGATTTTTGATAATCTATATGCGGAGGACGAATAATGGCTGAATTATCAATTGCAGAAAAAAGAAAACTTGTTAAAGAATTAAAAGGAGCTTCAAAGCTTCATTTAAAACAAGCAAAACAAATAGAAAGATCTCTTAAAAAGAAAAAGTAATGGCATTATCAAACAGTACAAATTTTGAACCCAACGTAACTGAGTTTATAGAAGAAGCTTTTGAACGTTGTGGTCTTGAATTGCGTACGGGATACGATTTAAAAACAGCAAAAAGGTCTATTAATATTATGTTAGCTGAATGGGCAAACAGAGGATTAAACCAGTGGACAATAGAACAAACTACTCAAACTTTAATAGAAGGAACTCCTACTTATACATTAAACAGTAACGTTATAGACATTTTAGATATGGTAATAAGGCGTACTATTAATGGAACAGTAACCGATACTAATATTACAAGAATCAGTCGTTCTGAATACACCAATATCCCTGTAAAAGAAACAAAGGGACGCCCTACGCAATTCTTTTTTGACAAGTTAACAGAACCAGTTATAAAAGTATGGCCTGCTCCAGAAAACTCTACAGACGTATTGTTGTTTAATAAAATGGTTAGAATGGATGATGCAGATACTGCCGTTAATACAATGGATATGCCTTTTAGATTTTATCCTTGTTTTGCAGCAGGATTGGCTTATTACCTTTCTGTTAAAAGAGCGCCAGAAAAAACACAATTGCTTAAAGGAATATACGAAGAAGAATTTCAAAGAGCTGCTGACCAGGACGAGGACAGAGCATCTTTCCGTATAAAACCATCAATGAGAAGTAGTTATTAATGGGTTACTCCGCAGGTAAGTTTGCTATAGGTCTTTGTGATCGTTGTGGTTTTGAATATAAATTGCATGATTTACGAAAAGAATGGAACAATCTTAAAACTTGTACAGAATGTTTTGAACCAAAAGCTCCTCAAATAGATCCTACTCCTGTAGTATCTGATAAAGAAGCTCTTCACAACCCAAGACCAAATAACGATGTAGAAGCTGGAGATGGCTTTGTTGTTGTAAGCGATGCTAATAATTTTACCAATACCAGTAACAACTTCTTGTCTATGAACTCAAGCATATTAGGTTCTAACTACAAAATACCAACAATGACAGCTTCACTTGGAAGCGTTACAATTACAACATGACCTATAGCGAGTTATTTACATTAATTCAAAGTTTTACTGATAACAACGAATCTACGTTTAATACAACGATTCCTGACTTTATAAAAAACGCTGAAGACCGTATATTTAACTTAGTACAGGAAGATTTTTTTAGAAAAAATCAAACAGGTAATCTAACTACAGGAAACCGTTTCTTAACGTGTCCAACAGATTTTATTTTGAGCTTTTCTTTAGCCGTAATTGATAGTTCTAACGATTATCATTTTTTGGAAAAGAAACACCCCAGTTTTATGCAGGAATACTCTCCTGATATAACTGATATCAGTCTGAGAGGACTGCCTTTATACTACGCAGACTTTGACAAGGAATACAGCACTTCAGGAAGTTCTGGAACCACAGTCGTAGTCGCGCCATTACCAGACGCTGATTATTCAGTTGAGCTGCATTATCTCTACCGACCTGCAAGTTTAGTTTCTATAACTACAGGAACTTGGCTTTCACAAAATGCTAGAGATGCTTTGTTGTATGGCTCATTGATTGAAGCTTATACTTTTATGAAGGGTGAACCAGATTTGCTCAACACTTACGAAACTAGATTCCAACAAGATATAGCTAGATTAAAGAATAGAGCGGAAGCTAGAGGAAGACGCGACGAATATCGCTACGACTCTTTCCGATCTCAAGTAAGTTAAATAAAAGGAGAAAGTATGGAGCCTATCAAGAATCTTGAGGGCA